CCTGAAGTTTCTCGTTGCGTGGTGCCGCTTCAGCTATTCGAGTAGCGGCCTCATCAGTTAGCTGATCGTTTCGGTGGCTGGTAATGAGCGCATCACTTCCTTCAGTTGCGATTGTGAAAGCCCGTTTGCCCGTCTGCCTTGCCAGTATTCCTTGTGCGTCTGCTTCTGCTTTTCTTGGTTTTGTTGCTTTGATGAAATCGACATAATCTTTTACCTTACCTTGACCTTCACGAATATTAAGCATTGCATCAAGCACAGCCGCCTGATCTGCTCCGAAACCCTCAGACTCATAATGATATTGAGCCGGGATTGTTTTTTCTCCACTACGTTCAGCTAGGTCTAAACGGTGGCGACCGCTGATCACCTCTTTGCGACCATCTTCACGGACCCATATTTGAATAGGAGCAACACCAGTTCTTTCAAACTTGCCGCCCAATGGTTCAACAACGCCTTTAACGTCAGCGCCTTCTTTGAATTGAGGAACGTCTTCACTAATGGTTATTTCTTCGATCGGCGCTTCAACAACTTCCTTACCAACGATTTGTTGCTTTACTGGCTTTTCTTCAGGAAGCTCAAGTACAACAGGCTCTTGCTCAGTGGCTTTAGTCTTATCAATTTCAAACTCTTGTTCGACAACTGGCTTGACTGGCTCAAGTTTAGCTTGTGGCTCTTTTGCTTTAAGTTCTTGTTTTTTCTGTGTTTTTTGCTCTTGTTGAATTTGAGCCTGTTCAGGGGATAACGCTTCAATAGCTGCTTGCTCAGTACCTACAACGTCAGTAGCTTCAATATCTTTTTCAAGCTGCTTAGCAATAACCTTTTCAGGTGAATAGTTGATCTCGTTAGCGGTAGCCATAGCACCGCCTCCAGCACCACCAAATACACCGCCAGCAACAGCACCAGCCGCAGCCTGATCAAGTGCCTCTTTCCAATCCATTGCAACGTCAGTGCCGTAACGCTCACCAACGTATTCAATCATGCCTTCCTGAATTGCTTCAGTGGCCGCTTCTTTGGTCATGGCCTTACCACCAGCAGCAGCAACACGCTTAGTTGATTCTTTAATGCCAGCTTTCAAAATCTCTTTACCGATCTCTTCTTTTCCAGCCTGGGTAATGCCTTTAGCACCGATACGCTCAAGTAATGAAGCAGCAACGGCAAAAGGCGCAGCTTCAAGAACATCTTCAAGCTCAGCACTTTCCTTACCTTTATTTTGGGCTCTCTGTTCTCCAATCTCACCAGAACGGGCAAAGATGTAAGCAGGCAAAGCAGTAATAGCCGCCACCATATCAGGGACCGACTTAACACCTTGCTCAAGACCGTATTCTAAAACGTCAGCATAAGCGCTACCGGACAACGGGCCACCTTCAGAGAATGATTTCTTAACGTCTTCCCATCCGACTTTCTCTTGATAGCCAAGATCAATATCTTTAAGAACGTCAGCGCCTTTAGTTAAGATTGGTTCAGCTTCTCGCTTAGCCCATTCTTCAGGACCAAGTACAGACGGGATAATGTCACCATCTTCCCAAACAAGGCCGCCCATAGGAAACTTCTGTTCAAGTCCAGAACCAACCGTTTCAATGGTCTGAAGCAATGCGCCGCCAACGTCACCAGCTCGCTCACCAGCGCCAGCGCCCCAGTTTTTAAGCTTGCCGCTAACAAGCTCTAACATGCTTTGTTCTTCAGGTGCCTTCATTGCTGCACCAGTAAATCCATCAACAGGTTGTTGCTGTGGTATTGATTCTTGTGTGATTGGCTGTGCAATTAATCCAGGCTCTTGCTCTGCCACTGGATCACTAACAACCGGGTCAATCGGTGCGACTTGAAAGCCAATTGTTTGATTAAATTGCTCGAGTGGAATATCAGAATAGTATTTATTGTGAAGCGCAGTGACTAACTGATCATCAGCCATGTCATTGTATTGAGGGTTTTGTTCTCTGAAGTTTTTTATGAACTCGCTCACGGCGGCTCTCCTGTATTAAAGCCCTAATTAAAGGGCTCGTTTATCATCGAATACCTAAAGGGTCATTATCAACTGTACTACCAGCGTCAGGAACTTCAAGCCCAAACTTCTGAGCCGCTTGCTTAACTGCTTGCGATCGAGTAACACCACCTTCACGGAAAATCTTGGTTGCTTCGGTGGCAATGCCCTGGACCTTATTTCTAACAGTCGGATCAAGATTGGTAATATTGCCAGCCTGATCAAACAGTCCGCCAAGCAACTCAACTGACTGGCGATACATCAAGCTTTCATCAGCCGACTTAACGCCACCACCATCAGAACCAGCGCTGGAAGTTTTAACCGGACGAGTCTTGCGCTCAACTTCACGGCCAGCTTTATAAACCACATCTTCACCGCCGACCTGAATAGCTTTAGGGTTTTCAAGTAGCTTGTCCATTGCCATAGCTTTAGATAGTGATAGCTCCATGAATTGAGGGTCGTATTGCTCCGGTAGCTTTGATTGCACTTCAGGAGAAACGCCCTGGTACATTAGCTGATAACGGCGATCCTGCTCTTCAGGTGTTTTACCTTGAAGCACGTATCCGGCAAGTTGGCCCATTTCATCAACTGACCGCTGAGTTGCTTTAAGCTGTCTGTCATCCATCTTGGTAACTGCATCAATAAACGTTGCACCACCTTCAGGATCCAAGGCCAACAATTGCTGTTGTGCGCTAACATCACCACCAACCGCCTTTTGGCGCAGGCCTGTTAGCAAGTTTTTACGCTCCAATGCTGCGGCCTCTTTTGCTGGTCGTTCTGATATTTCACGCTCCAACTCACCAAGCTGTAACCCAGAAAGCTTATTTCGAGTGCGAGCGCCTTCAACCGCTGCTTGTGTTCGGTATATCTCGCCTAAGTCGATACCGTATTGATTAGCTGCCATTACGAAGCCCCCAAAGTTTTATACATTAACCAGTTTTGTGCCGCCTGGTTTCCTGCTTGAGCCATGCCTTGATAAGCACCTGCCCGAGCCTGGCCTTGTGCATATTGTGATTGCGCTTGCGACTGACCAAGGTTAGAAAGAATATTGCCGCTTGTGCTTGCAAGGTTACTCGTTGCTTGAGCTTGACCAGCAGCAGAAGCCTGGCCACCAGAAGATAACCCTGAAAGCATGTTGTATTTACGCGCCTTCTCGTTAGCTTCACGAGCATAAGCGTTAGCGTATTCCTGGCTTGCTACATTCTGAGAATAATCAGTAACACCTTTTTGCTGCGCACCACTCAATAAGCGACCACGAGCAGCCGCCGATTTATCAAGCGCCTCAATGCCCTGGTCCATTCTGAATTGATAACCAGGGTCCTTTGTTACGTCAATGTCTCCAACTTCAAACGCACCAGACTGAACGCCTTCCCACATTTGATTCAATGCTTGCTCACCAATGTCACGCCAAGGTGCAAAGTCTTCGCGTTGCTGCTCCGCAAGCTCTCTTTGAAGAGCAACGTTTTCATCAGCTATCGCTTCTTGTGATTTTGCCGACTCTTTGGCTGCTTTCTCTTGTGCCTTTCCAGACTTATAAGCTGAATATCCACCAACAACAGCAGACCCGACAACCGCCGCCGCAACTACTGACATAAACCCCCCTTATCAACGATAGCTTTAGCGCATTCAGTTAATACCGCTTCATCATGCTCGATTTGCTTCATTGCTTGTTCAAGTAAATGGTTAAACTCTTCCAACTCTTCGAATGAGCCACAAGTTAGAAATTCATACATTTCTTCAGGGTTACGCTCTTCTGCACAGTGGAATGTGATCCAATGGGTATCTTCGTGCGCGTACCCGGCTCGCTTCTTCCCGGCCTTGCCTTCCATGATGTTTAAACCAGTAAGGCGTTTAACTTCTCCGGTATCGGTTGAAACGGAAATGTCACCACTAAGCATAATATCAAAGTGGTCAAACTTATGGATTCGACCAGTTAGCAAGGTGCCTTTAGGGATGGTAATTTCACGCGCATAGATACCACCATTAAAGCGGTGGTTAACATCAATTGGAACTTGCTCTTCCTGAAGCATAGCCTGTTCAAGTGCGTTAATCTTTCCGCGCCGTTCAGCAATATCAATTGAAGATACGGCTGCAACAATTGCCAGTGAGCGCGATTCTTCTAGCTTTGTGTTTGTCTCGTTCATGTTATCCCTATGGTGTTGTCATCTGGCCGGAGGTTTTACTCTCTGCCAATAAGTTATTGAGAACCGCAATAGCATCGTTAAGGTCTGAAGCTAGTTGATTTATTGCCGCTTTGTTTTCGTTCGTTAAATCGGTTACTGATTGTGTGTAAGTCTGATCGTAAGCTGCCGGAGCCGCACCAATATCAGGAGTTGTAATATCAACTGTTGTTTCTACTGCGTCAGCTATTGAAGCCATTCTTTTAACTAGACCAACCGTTGGTTCATCAGCAAGATCATTAAATCCAACTATATCACCATTAGAACCATGAGCTTGAGAAGCGTTAACATGAGAGTCAAGGCTGTTAGCAAGTAAAACTATTGCCTGGGCATTGGCTGTTATGTTCACCGTGTTCTGAGCAATAGCTAAAGCATTTTGTACAATTGCCGCTGAGTTAATAGCAATGTCTTCAGCGTTCTGAGCAATAGCTAAAGCGTTAGTTTTAATAGCTTCTTTGTTCTCTGCTATTGCAATTATGTTGGCTTCTACAGCTTTAACAAGGTCGTCAATATCTTCAATGTTATCATCAATTGAGTTGCCACCCTTGTAAGCTACACGGCGATATAGGTCACGAAACCAAACAGACCAGGCGCGAGCCATAAGCCCGTTCTGGTCGATAAGCTTAACCTGAAGCGGTGGTTTAGATACCAGGTTTTCAGTTTTATTATCAGCCATTATCGAACCTCAACCCACGCCCCACCAATATCAATTGGTATAGGGTCTGATACTTCAACTTTAAATGTAAACTGCCTAGCAGCGCCAAAGCGGTTAACTTTCGCTCTTGTCAAATACTCTCCAACCTTTCCAATTCGACCACGCTTAAAGCTTTCGCTGTATGTCTTGCCTGAATCTTTTGAGAAGTAAACACGCAATTCAGGATCGTTACCTTGGCCGCTAATAAGTCCTACACCAGTACCCATATCAAACTCTAAACTATCAACGGTTAAAAACTCTCGGCCATTATTGACGGTGGGCAAAACAAACTCACGAATAACAGGCTCGCCGTCATCGGTGTAGAAGTTTCCAGCCATTTGATAGATTCGACCATTCTGAAAATCACCAACCAAAGTTTTTGAATCAAAGAAGATCGCGTTGTTAGATTGGTGGCGGCCAAACTGATAAGACTGGCGAACATGCCAGGCACCAGTTGAAATATCATAACACCAGGTAATATCTCGACTTGGTATAGTGAGAACGTAAAACAAGTGCCCTTCATCCTGATACGTGTAGGCAAACGCATCACTTAGATCAACGTCTTTGAGTGTCTTCTCAACTGCGTGAGTGCTTATCCTTACCGGAGTGTATCCAGTCATTTGGTAGACCATCAAATCAGAACCGATAAAGTAAACGGTATTGTTTTGCTTAGCTACAGAGTAACGAGCTCCACAGCCCTTTTCTACAAATGCGCCCTGGTTACGCTCGAAAGGAAAATCTGAAGCGCCGGAGTTATACCAGACCTCTATTGTCTCGGTTCCAAAAAGAAATATTTCACGGTGATCGCTAAGGACTGCAACAAGGTTATCTGGCTGACCTTCGGCAGTGGCAAAGTCTAACGGGTCAAAAGCCACATCAAGCAATTCAGAAATAAAAAATTGCCCCGTTCCTTTTCTATCAAACAAGAAATAACCATCTTGATAAGTAACGGTTGTGGCCGGATAAAACGCTTCATCAATGATTTGTTTTACTTCATCCTCTCTCGCGTCATAGTAAAAGGCTTTAAACCCATCCACAGCAACAACCTGAATGCCGTTATCCTCCATAACAACGCGACCTTTAAGATCGACATCACCCAACTCTTTAAATGTTCCGTTCTTAAATATTTCGTACATCTTTGAAGGTGTAACGGCAAATACTCGCCCTTTATTGTTGTGTAACCCAAGAACCGGGAACGTAGGAAGCTCGCAAAAAAATGCGAGCCCTGGCGTGTTAATTAGGTTGAATGGATACTTACCACCATTTGAGGCGCGAGGATACACGTTAACAAGCAACTCATTGCCTGATATATCCTGCTCTGAAGTGTTAGCCGCAAGCGGTATCTCTCTTTGCATGTTTATGGTCCTTGTTCGATCACATATGTGCCTATGCCTTTACGCTGAGTAGCAACGGCGCGATCCATTCCAAGAACAAGATCTCGGTAGTTGTTACGCTTCAGCCACTTCTTGCCTTCAACCGCATGAGTGGCAATAGCTGCGCTTGGCTGCTTTCCCCATTCATCAGCAAGATCAAGACAAAGGTTATAGATAAGCGCTCGTTCGTAACCTGGTGGAAGGTTGATCACTTCAGTTAGGCAAGCCGCCGGAAGTATCTCGCTTAATGGCTGGATAACTTCAAGGTGAAGCGTTTCTGAAGAGTACGGGACCGATTCAAACAAGATTGTATTTAATGGCCAACCTTCACGAACATAGAAGCGTGAAGGGCGTGAGGCGTTCGTTTTACGGCTAATTCGTGAAAAGGTTTTAACGTCAATGACTTCTTGAATGTAATCAGTATCGTATTGGTCACGAATAAAAGCGGCCAGTATCTTTTCTGGACTAGCGGTTTCAATGTGGTTAATTGGTAATGGATCGGGCTTTGGTTCAGGGTAGATACCAATAGTGTATTCAGATACATCGTTAGTTAGCTGAAATGTGACAACATTAACCACCGGGATAAGTAGCGTTTCGTTTGTCCAGGCTCCGACCATTTGAGCAAATACCTGAAGAGCGTCATCACCTTCATTAGCTGGAAGCGCTTCGCCAGCAGCAAGAACGCCAATTTTACGCATTGAACTGCGAATAATATCCCCTACCGTAGTAGCCATTTTATTCAGCTCCGTTCATTGCCGCTTTAATTTTCTCGATCAGAGTGTCTTCTTTCATGTTTTCACGAAGACCTAAACTATAAAGCGAATTACCAAGAACAACATGCTCAGCCTTAGTTAGTGATTCAGGGTTCTCTTCAAACTGTGCGTAAAGAACATCAAGATCATGTTCACCTTCTAGACCTTCAGCTTGCTTTGATTCTTTCAGGCCGCGGCGTTCAGCTTCAGCAATAAGATCTTCATCAGAGAAGTTTTCAATGTCCATTGCTACTTCAGCCATTTTCACAGCTTCAGCTTTAAGCTGTTCAGGAGTTAGCACAATAAAGCCGTAAGACTCCAATAACTTCTTCAAGTCTTCAGGGTGAGCTTCAGAAGCTTGCTCAACGGTAACGCCCGTTTTCATTTCTTGAGGTAAATCAAGTTTAGCCGGAGTTGTAACCCAACCATCTTCAAGCATTTGCTTGTACTTGTCCGACTCTTTACCACCAGGGAACTTAAACATTTCCCCTTTTGGGGATTCTTTGCTGAATAGGTAAATAGGAACTAATTGTGTATTTGGCATTTTAATTATCTCGCTTAACTGATTGGAAAAAGCCCGGCGAACCGGGCAATTAATTTACTTGGAAGGCTTAGCCAGAAGTTGCACCCCATAGGCGAAGCGCTAGTTCAGGGTAAATCATATCCGCACCCCAGACCGCATCAATACGGTGAATTTCTGTCTGCTCGTTAATATCGTAAGCACCAGTTAGGGTTAGTGATAGACCAGTTTCAGGATCAGCTGCGCGAGACTTAATAACCGCTGACTGTGGTAGCTCAAGGTCAATCATTGCAAGCGCAATAGCATCACGGTGGAACAGGTAGTTTTGTTCGTAAGTTGCGTTAGCTGTACCAAGAACTGTCATTGGTGCGTTTTCAGCAGGCAAAGCAGTTACGTTTTGGTAAGCAGCAAGGCTAATAGAAGCGCCTTCTGGGTTAGTAGTTGTAGCCGTACCATCATTAAGCGCCGGGGAAATGTTGATTGTAGCCAAACCGCCAGCATCAGTATCAACGTCAGCAGTAACAACGAACTCTTGAAGCAAGCCAGTTGTTTCATAGTTCTGAGGGTTAACACCAAAAACACCGTCAAAGGTAATGACGTCACCAGCTTTCAAGAAGCCAGTAGTTGAGGCTGTGCCACCAGTGATATTAACCACGCTGCCATTAGTAATGCCAGCACCAGCTAAAGGAGTGCCGCCGTGATCACCAACAGTATGCTTAGGCAAGTTCTGAGACTCGTAAGTGTCATAGTTAGCAACTGGGCCTTTGTAGCCTTTCTTGTATGCAGTCTCTACCATTGACTCTTTGAACAGCTTGGTTACTTCATCAGATAGAGTCGCACAAGTGAACGGGTCAATAACAGCGTGACGCATACCATCATCAGGCACAGCGTAAGTTGTTTGCTTAGCCGCCGCCGTTGCAAAGTCGATATACTTACCAGGGCGAACACCAGGAGTACCAGAAGAGTGGAACGCTTTCTTCAGCGTCATAGTAAGAGATCGGTCAATCTTGTTCGCAATCTGTACCATGCCCGATTTCAGATAGCGCTCTGAGAACTGCATAATATCAAGCGTCTTATCTTTAACCGTGTACTCAAGACCAACGTGTTCTTGGTAGTCAATCTTAAACGGAATTGTCTGATCAACCATTGGTTGCTTAACCAGGGTACGACCAGAAGCTGATTTGACACGGTACGGTAGTTTCAAGCGAATCGTATCACCGACCTTACCAAATGTTTTTTCATAGTTACGGTAAACGCACTTTGCCATTACCAGGTTATTTTTCAGTAGTCGTAACGCTTCCTTAGCGATTACGTCATCTGTAAGTAGGTTGTTATTTTGAACAGCCATGATGTTTCTCCTAAATTACCAAGAATTGCGCTTTCTTTCTTGCTTGTTGGCCCAGGCTTCATACTCAGATTGAGACATTTCAGCAGGGCTCTTTTGTTGGGCATCGCTGCCACCAACAGGCGAGATAGGTTCAGGCGCGTTAGTTGTTTTTGTCGGTTTCGGCGGTTTGCTCGTCACCGTCAGATCAAGTTTTGCGATTGCTCGCATTTGCTGAGCTGGCGAACCAGAAGCAATATCGGCAGCAAGATCTTTATTCTGGCCTAAATGATACATGACCTTTACCGGGTCTTCACATTCAGCTAAAGCTTCAAGCATTTCACCAGTAACGGGAACTTCAGGATTAAGCGCTACAGCTTCAAAGTCTTCCGGCTTATCTGCGCTTTCAACTGACTCCTTGATCACGGCCATTGCCGTTTTCTGGCTATCAGTCAATTCGCTTGGTTGCTCTTGCTCATCCTGTTTAGGTTCAGCCTTTTTCTCTTCACCCTTTGTTTGCTTATTATCGTAAGCGTCCAAAGCATCAAGGTACTCGTCATAAGTTTCAAAGTCATCCTCTACAGGTTCCTTTTCTGACTTATCCGACTGTTTACCACTTTCAAGTTCATCAATGCGGCGTTGAAGGGCCTCTTTCTCTCGGCGCTCCTGCTCTCGCTCTCTTACTACCTGGTCGATACGTTTTTGAACACGGTTAGGCTTCTTGCCTTTTTCGTGATCGGCGGCGGTATCTTTGCCGGAATCATCCTGCTCTTCTGCTTTGGGTTCTTCAGCTTCACCTTTCGGATCTTGCTCTTCATCACCTACAGTAGCATCAGATTCAGAACTGGCCTGTTCTTCTTTCTGTTGCTCTTCCTGTGGTTCAGTTTGAACTTCAGGCATATCGCTAGATGTTGTGACAAAACCAGCTGTTTCGTCTTGGTTGTTTTCTACACTCATGGCGTTCCCTATGAAACGAATTAAAAGCCCAGTGAAAGGCCACTGGTAGCCATAAACTAATGATAAGCTTAATTTAGTAAAAAGTCACTCGTTAAGCCTTGACATTTTGATTGTTTGCCATTAACTCAGCTAATGCTTCAGCAACTAATTCACGCACTTGCTGGTAAGCTTGACCTTGGCCGCTTTGGATAGCTTGAAGTTGCGCTTGAGCTTCAGCCGTTTCAAGTTGAGCCTGGACAAGATCAGCTTGTGCCTTAGCAATTGTGGCGGCAGACTTCTCGTTATTTGCTTGAGCCGTTACCGATTTAGCTTCAGCTTCCTGGCTTCTAACTTCAAGCTCCTTCATTTGCAATTGCTGCTCAGGTGTTGGCTGGTCCTGATCTGGCATATCTTCAGCAAGCTTCTCTCTTTCGTCATTGCTCAATACGTTAGGTGGAACAATCTTTTTAAGACGTTCGGCCATAACATCAGCACCAGGGAAATCCATATTTTGAGCGATAAGATCAGCAATAACAGCGGCGGAAGCCGGAACAGCTTGAGCAAATTGAATAAGTGACTCAGCCGCCTCTTGTCGTTGAGTAGAGTAAGCCGGGCCAGTAGTCACAACAACATCATACTTGGCAACGTTTAGATCATTAATAGTTACCCACTCATTTGTTTGCTCATCAAGGATCTGCTCATTCAATTTAACGAAGTCTTCAGTTTCATCAGAGAACTTTAAGCGAACAACACGCTCGGTATCGTAAATCTTAGGTATCATTTCAACCATGATCTTACCAACACGTCGAATAGCTTTAGTTAGGTTATCAATGAAGGCAAACGAACCGCGATCACCCTGGCGTTGCCTTGCTACGATTGCTCGACCTGAAGTTTCATTACCCATTGCCCCAAGAGATGCGTCATACATGCCAAGCGTGGCTTTAATCTTCTCACTTGAGTTCATGCCAAGAGTAATTTCAGCGGCAGGGATAGCGGCAGGCTGTTCGCGGCGTGGTCCAGGGTCGCCCTGGAATTGTGGGACGTAGGTTAATAGTGATCGGTTAACAGTGTTGGCCGTTTCCCATTGATGTTCGTAACCTTCAGTGTGACCTTCAGAACCGATAAACGGCGCTTTAGGTGCAAGGGCAACGGCTTCAGTTGCTGCACTATCCCAATAGTTAGCCATTCGTTGAGCGTCTTTACTATGGCGAATAATGGATCGGAAAATGATTTTCTTCTTAATAACCAATGCCTTACCCCAAACCGGAACAACCGGAATAGTTGAGCATGGTAATTCAACAGGACCTTCAAGCACATCAAGCCCGGTAATTTTACGCCAGAACACCTTATAAGTTTTCACCTTACGGGTACGGACAATGTTTACACCTTTTGCAAGTAGCTCATCAACAACAGGCTCTAACTCATCCATATACACGGAACGACCATCACTAAGAAGGGCCACTTCTTTAATGCAAGGCTCACGAGTAAAGTATTCGCTGATCTTAACTGAGTTGTCAGAATACCAAGTCCCCATATCATCAACTGAATCAGAGCTAACCGGGTCGGCATTGGCATCAGGGTAAAGCTCTTTGAATGCTTCCTTATCCATCGTGTCATCAATAAGGCACCAGTTCATATCTGAACGATCACGCTCTTTGGCGTTCGGGTCCATAGTTACAGCAAACTGGTTTTCAATATGGTCAATTATCAGGTCTTGTTCAAAGCTGTCATCTGCCAGGTAATCAGAGCGAACACGCAAGTAACCCATGCCAGACTCAACGGCAGACTGAAAGGCAATGTCATAGCTTGTTTCAGCATCACAGTTGTATTCAATGTTCTTGATTAGCCCGGTAAATACTTCAGCAAGCTCATAGTCAGTCTTACCAGTGGTGTTAGATATGCGAAGCGTTGTGTCTTCTCCGGTTTCAGAGTCAGGAACGCGAACCACATCAGTAGCACTTACCTTGATAGCTGGTCGGTTTTGTCGCTGATCACCAAGGACCTGATCCACAAAGGTAGGCAATACGTTATTAACCAGGCAAGGACGTTGTTCAAGCTCTCGCTCAGTTCGTACTTGTGAAGGCCATTGCTCACCAGCAAGGAACTTCAGATCATCTTCAGCCGCTTCCCAATTATCTTTCCAGTAACTTGCACCTTCACGCGCTCGCTTCCTGGCTGTGGCAAGAAGACCGCCGTTATCGTTATCTTCTTTCTTTGGCTTTACTGGCTTATCGTAAAGCTGTTCTATTTTTGATTTAGACTTAGCCATTTGCGAGTCTCCACTTCATTAGGCATTGCTCAGAACAGTATTTACGCTTGCTCTCCTGAACGATTAGTTTTGAATTGCGCTTAACTGGAACTTTGCATTGCTCACACTTAAACTTAACTTTCTTCATGGTTTCCTTCCCCGATAAACTTATTAATTTCTTGCTTCAGCTCAAGCATAGTATTAACGAAAACCGATTTGCTACGGTATCCGTCCCAAACTCTATACTCAGTAGCCAGGTTGTAAATATTCCAGCCTACACGCTGAAAACACACATCAGCCATTTCGCCATAACTACGCATTATCCTGTCATCCACCCACCTGAAGAGGCTCGTTGTGGTCTGCGCTTAGGCTTCTCGCGCTGAATCTCATCTTTGTAGTGAAGGCCCATTTGCTGAATAGCATCAGTGAAGTTAGTCGCCCACTTAGGACCAGTAGCATCTTTAAACACTTCATTGTCATGATCCCACTCACGGCGCAATGCTTTGATACCCTTCCAGCCTGTTTTCTTAGCCTGATCACCAGTTGCCCCGGTTGAATCTGTATCACATCGTTTGCTATCAATCCAAATGCGAGGGAACAGCTTCTTCAGTGCGTTGATTGATTCGCGCTTACTCTTACACCTTTCAACCAACTTAAACTTAATACCCATTCGCTTAGCGGTATCAAGTCGGCTTTCCCTGGTCATTAGGTCACGAACAGAAATATCATGCGGTGCCAGGTGTTCTTTGTATCGAATACCGTACTTATCAGCGAAGTCGTGAAGCCAGTTAATGTAATGCTCCATACCTTCATCACGATTGGCATAACACGCAATCATTCGTAACTCTTTGCGGTGTGGCTGCATGAGCCATAAAACCATATCGTCATTGATACCAAGATCCCAATAGGTATAAACGGGCAATGCCTTCTCGATAGGGATATTACACAAGCGACCCTCTTCAATAAGTAGCTCAAGCTCTTTCTTGTAAACAACACCTTCTTGAAGTGCGTCATCAGGGTTCTGTTGGTATTGAGCGCTAAACATAAAGTTATCTGCCTTTTCCATTGCCAGTAATGTTTCTGTTGGCTCTTTGTCTGTCCAGTAGCTAACACGGCCTGAAGTAAATCCAGTGTCACGAATGCAAGCCTCTTTCATTTCTTGCGGCAAGGTTTCCAGGTATTCACGATCAACAATAGCCGGGACCTTAAATATTTCGTAGGTGTCCGGCGTTTTGTCACTCATTAGGAAGTCGGTGCTGTCACCGTTAGCTATTCGCTGCTGAACCATGATGATAGGCACGTTGTCATGTGCGAGACGGGAACGAACAACACGGTTAAGCTTCTTGTTGGCCTTGTCCATCAGCTTGCCGCTGTCTGAATCTTTCGGTGGAAGCGGATCATCAAGGATAAGCGCGCCAGTAAAACAGCCCTCTATCATGTAACCAGCTCGGCGGCCTGTTACCTGTCCGTTGATGCTGGTCCCGTAAAGACGATGACGGTTGTTATTCTCGTCATAGTACATCCAGTTATGCTTTGCTTTGGTGGTTTTGGCTTGGGTCATAGGCCAAAGCTGTTGAAACTCTTCAGAGTCGATGATCTCTTTAACCCTTGTGGCGTTCTCAACAACCAGGTCGTCAGAGTAAGAAAGCGGTAGCCAGCGCGAACTTCTTGGATTGCCGTCAGTGATACACTTGATAATGCACCATACAGGCCAGTGAATTGACCATATTTCTGTTTTAGTTGAACCTGGCGCAACGTTTATGATGCCCCGTTTAATCTTTCCGTAGAAAACATCTTCAGCAAGTTGGCACTCATAAGTGTGGTGCCAGTTCTTCTTAAATTTCTGACCTTGCAATAACTGGAAGAATATACGCATAAAAGCCTCAAAAGAGGCTTCACTTGCTACTTTGACGGCTATCTTCTCAGCATCCGTCATTGTCTCCCATTGCATTATTTCGCTCATTATTCACCGTTTATGCAGTTTTCGAGATACTCACCCCGATAATTTTTATACTTTACTCACCGACAATGAATATCTAAGCACTTTGCTTGGCAACTTGGCACAATGCAATGACCACATTGAAAGACAGCATCAGGTAAGCATTCAACTGAGCGTCAAGCCCTAGCGATGGAACGAAAGCGACCAATGCCGCGACAATACCTGAAACAAGGTTTGCGTATGTTGAGTATCGTTTTAGGAAAGGAATCATAATTTACCCATTAAGTTAGTTAGTGCGGCGGCAATCTCAGGAGCGCTAACATCAGCCTTGATAGCTAATGCGCTTCCATCCTTACCAGTGATCTCTTGCTTACGTGGAGCATTCCAGCCTTGAAGATCAGAAAGTATCTTGATAGAGCCGTTAGCGTCATACATTTCAATCTTTGGCCCAGTCTTGGTGAAGGTTACTGACTTGATGGATGCAGCGATAACCGGATCTATCTCTTCAGTGTTCTTCATTTCCCAAACCGTTTGCATTACCGGATTGCCGTCAGCGTCCTCACCGACCTGTGTGAGCTTGAATGTGCAAATGTCGTGTATAGTTGCGCGAGCCGTCTTAGATAGGCGCTCAAGAGCTTCCTGCTTGGTCATAATCGAATCTGAAGCGATACAGCTAAGTAATGAGTTGTAGAAAGCCTTTACCTTTAGGTTACTGAAGATTTGAGTTGCTGAAGAGTCTTGCGCTGTTTCAGTCTTAGCTTTGCCGCCTGCTGTAATGTAGGCCTGTCTTTGTGATGTTCCTGGCTTGATTAGTTCTAAAACAAACTTACGCTGAAGCGGAGTAAGCTTGCTTGCTAACTCCAACTGTTCAGCGGTTAATTTAATTTGCTTGGTTTTACTCATAGCGGTAAGTCAAGTTCACCCTCATACCAGGTAAGCAGACTTGTAATGTCTTGCGGCTGAGTATCAAGGGAGGTAATACGGAATAGGTAAGCGGTGTTTGGTTTTAATAGCTTCTCTCGCCCTGCAACGGAATTACCATAAGAACCTTTGCCTTGGTTTGATGTGTTTCCGATTAGATAGTCGGGTGCAAATTTTAACGTTCCATCTACCGTTACAGTTGCGCCAACAATAATTTGAGTCAGTCCTGCCACTGGGTTAATGGCTGAAGCGTTTTGATACGGCACTGAAGAACCACCTGTATAAGTCGGGGCCTCGAAGATTTCAGCCTTTACGCCTGTTCCGGTATAACCAATAACGCGACCTTTTAGCGATACGGGTAATGCACCAGTTAGAAATATGGTGTCGTTCTCTGCACCAGCGGCAACGGCAGATAGTAGAGTTGAACCCTCATGTTGAACGCCAGCCTTTGAATTTGCTTCAGTGTAGGTCTGCTGTGTAATTGCTCTCATGCCACTAAACAACCCGTCAGGCATTTCAGCGGTTACGTTCTCACTTACGTTAATTAAACCATCGGCACCGCGACTGATAGCCCACGCACCTAATGAGCCTAAGCTGTTTGAGATTTCTACACCACCATCTAAAGGAATAAAGCCAGCATCTTGAGCTGGTTTGCTTGCTGCAAAGTTTAGGTTTATTGAGCCGGATATATGTGTAAACGTTAGCCGATCACCTATTGAGATACCAGCGGCGACAATTGCAGGGGCTAGATAGATGTTAACCCAGGTGTCAGCCGGGAGAATGATGTTACTTATCGTGTTTTTCATCGTCTTGTTCCTTTCTCTTTGCCATCAAAGCGGTATCCGTTGGCTCTGAAGCAATACGGTTAAGGCTTGTCGTGTTTTTTTTTAAGATTTCACCAATAAGGTAAAGGGACCTGGTGCCGTTATGAGCACAGATCCCTGTTATTGCTGAAGTGAGTAGAAAGTCTAACTGGTAATACTGGCAAGTCATTGCGGCAATGATACCGACAAAGCCACTTACACAAGTTTCAGACAGCCAACCGAAGATAGTCGGCTTCTGTCCATTGAGTGAGGTTAGATACTTTGCAGTTCCAGCCCAAAAGCTTACGAGTAGTATCCACGCATAACCGAGTATCCCGTACTCCTGAAGGCGCTGTAAAAAACTTAAAGTATCCTGTGGCATATGTTTGTCCATAATATAGGTTTAATTGTCGCTTGACATTTACATAACTATATCACTAACAACAAATATTCACTACTTTTCACGGCTTACACGCTTCACTTTCTCGAAAGAGCGCATACCGCCTAACCCCAACATTCCAAGCAATACCGGATAAAGCAAATCGGTTTTAACTTCCGGCACCGTTAGCCAAATATCCAGGAACGGAGCAAGGATCACGTTATAAAGCAATCCGAAGCCACACACCCACCCAACGAAAGGACGCCAGCCAGCAACAAAGATAGACTTGTGGGCCGCTTCCACTTTGTTTAGGTCCACCTGAGAAACAAGAAGCTTCACTTCAGCGTTTAGCTCTTCCAGATTTCCTTTTTGGGCCAGTTCTTGAAGCTTGCGCTGCTCTTCTGCTTGCTTAACCGGGTCCGGCCAAATCTTATTGATTACTGACGTTCCCAGTTCTAACGCCGCGCTGATTGGATCTAATGCCATGCTAACCCCTTAGATAGTTAACTATCCCTTTTGTGTAGGCTTCAGATAACTCTTCAAACTTGTGGTTAGCCAGCTCTAATGATGCGTCACTATCAATAAAGAACGGCTCGACAATGACACAAGGCATTGAGGTTTTCTGAAGGAGAAGGCCACCGCGATCGCCAGCTTTACCTTTGTGCGAAGCTACGCAAGGTTTAAGGCCGCGATCTTTAAGGCCTAAACACTTAACAACTTGCCCTTGAATGCACGAAGCAAGCAAGAAGCCTTTTGAGCTGTGCTTGTAGTAAAGCGTTTCTGAGCCGTTTGATTGCTCATTGAAGGCGTTGCAGTGGAATGAAACGGCAATATCAGCTTCAGTTTGATTTACCTTACCTGGTAGTGCGGAGTATGAGCAGTCACGATAAATAATGATTGGCTCGTAACCTTCCAGGATAAGTTTTTCAGCTACAGAGTGAGCAAGCGGCCCGTTAAATTCAAACTCGCTTGTTCCGTAAGTCTTGTTTGTGGCCCCTGGTCTTTTAGCTGAGTGGCCTATGATTAATGCTACTTTTTTCATAAATACCTTATTTATCAAATACTTGAACTTGAGCCATAACAACTTCTTTGAAGTCTTTCTTGCTGTGACCATCAAAGAACAACCGCTTACTTGCTATTTCTTCAGCGGTTTTGTAGTTGTCGGTGTTAATTAAGTATTCATGCCTTTGGCCTTTTGACCGTTTAGGCATGAATACAACCTTGATAACGCTATTCATTTAACTTATCTAATTCAGCTTTCGCCGCAATAAAACAGGCGATCACCGCTACAATTTCATTACCGTGAAACTCTTGGTTCCAAAGTCCCGTTTCACGCAATGCCTTTCTTGCTTCTTTTGAAAGTACAGTAAGCGCTTCTTCTGCTGTTTTGGCTTCGTTAACGTGAGTAACGTCACCAGCCGGAGCGCTTGCGCCTTTACCGAGTAAGTCTAAAATCTTTCCCATTATCGACCTCGTTGTTGACCGTAACCACCTTGTTGCTGTGGTGCTGCCTGTTGTTGATAGCCGCCAGTTTGTTGAGGCGCTTGGTTCTGGTTATCTTCAGAGTTCCAGAAGATATACATTTTAACCGGGCCAGATTGACCGACTGGCATTGTATCAAGCTCAACTTCAATATTAGGCATGTTAGAGCCTTGCTTGTTAGGCCAAAGAGTTGCGCGGCCTACCGTTGCGTAGCGGTTTTTCATTTGAGGCTGATTGTTCTGATCAAGTTGATTGGTTGGGTACTTCTCAACTACTACAGCAACACGGCCTTTATCAAGTGGTGCATTATTTTGCATGGTATTTCCTTGTTAAAGTGAACTATCCGGAAATTCCAGATAGTTCAACTTGGTTAATTAATCTTAGCTTTCGCCGATGAAGGTTTTTAGTTCAGAGTCTTTGAACATTTCAACCAGGATTTCTTTGAACTCTTCAGCCATATCTTCTTCTTGAGCTTCAAGCTTGATAATACGGAAGCAGATTTCAGGCTTCTGGCCGCCAGTTAGAATTGAGACACGAACGGTAAACGCTCGATTAGCTAAACCGTGGTAAGGCTGGCAAGTAAATTCAATCGTTGCCGGGATCTTGTCCTGGTTCTTGGCTTCAATCTTCTCGAACTCGCTCATAGACTCGCCGAAGTCGCTGACCTTGCTATCACGGTTGCTAACTTGCTCGATAGTGATTTCACGTAATTGCTTAGCCGCCTGGCTGTTGGTCATTGGCTCGCCGTCACTGTTCACCACCTTGATATTATCGGCCCAGTCTTCAACAAAGTTAGCCGCTGCTTTCTGGCTCATGTGATCGCCATTTACGCAAAGGATAGCTTTAAACGCTGCTGTCTTATCAAGCTGAAGCTTTGAGTTGTGGCGCTGGTGAAGAGGTTTATCTTCTGTGCCAAGGTCAAAGATAGTTTCTGCATACATGCGATCAGAGTTTACAAAACACTTAGCGCCTTCTTTGTCGAACTCTTTGCAGTATTCACCAAAGTCTTTGATTGATTTGGTTGAGAAGTTGAAGCGGTAAGAAGTGCGGTGCTCCATCTTACCTTCAAGATCATGAAGGCCAATACTATCAGGCAAAGCTATCATTGGTGATTGGGTTTTAACTTTGGTAAGTGACTCGCTCACTCCTGCAAGTAGAACAGTTTTCTCAAGGTGCTGGATCGCTTCTTTAGTCATTGACATAGTTATTTACTCTCTAATAAAAATTTAAGGTTTGCCGGGCGTTAACCCGGCGGTTTGAATTAGTTAGCCAGGCGGCGAACGTTTGAGTGTTGCTGTACTTCACCAGTTTCTTTATCAACATTTTCATGTGTTAGATTGAACTGGCCGCTATCGTCTTCTTCCGGTGCATTGATGGTTAGCTTGCCACCTTTGCCAACAAAGAAAGCTGTATCGGTAATATCTTCTTCAAATTTCTTACCGCGCTTAGTTGGGTTGCTGGTTGAAAGCTTGTGAGAAACGATAACCTGATCGTTGTCACCCATTTGTTGAAAGGTAAATTCAAGTGATACCTTCGCTTTTTTACTTCCGATACCGTGAGTGATTTGAGCTAGTGCCGCATCACTTAAAGCTAGCGCAAGCTTTTCAATCATAATTCCAGCGTTACATTCGCCGATAAAGTCAGCTACGTTTGTTTTGCGATCTGCCATGATTACTCTCCTGAGTTAAGTTTGAAAAAGATTTCCTGCGCTGCCAGTGTATCAGCCATTGCGCTATGAGCATTTACCAAGTCTTTGCCACAAATAGCTTTGTAAGCATCAACAAGCTTTGGATTTTTACCGCCTAGCTCTTTTTGAGCCATTCGCATTGCACAGTGGTGATCGTCTTTCACCGCCCACTTTTCAATGCACTCTTCAGACATATAGCGCTTCATTGCAATACGAATAATGCGCTGGTCAAAAGTCTTGTTATACGCCACTCGTTCAGCGTCACCACGAATCATGTGGAGCATTGCAACGGCCATTCCTTCAGGGATACCATGCTCAAGCGCGTATTCAGTCGTGATACCGTGAACCGCCGCTACTTCTTCAGGGATTTCCCAACCGTCAGGTTTAATGATCACGTTCATTGATTGAATTTCTTCACCAGTTTCAGCGTTAGAAAGAACGCCAGCCAATTGAACTAAGTGAGGTTGCTCTTCTGAATCGCTTGGCACTTTCCAGTTAGGTAGGCCCGTTGTTTCAGTGTCGTATGTAAAAATTGTTTTCATGTTATATCTCTACTTTGGTTTAAGTGGTGGCGGTTGTTACACCGCCAGGTTAATTATTAAAGGTAAGTTTTAACGCCTTGAGACAACCAGTATTCTTTCACCTGAAGATACTCATCGTAAGTAACACCCCAACTTTCAAGAAACTCCATGAAGTCAGTTCTCGCCGCTTCCTTAGTTAGAGCGTAAACAAGGTTAGACATAATTTCATTTAGCGGTTTAGCCTGTTCGACTTCAGCGTTACGCATCGCTTGAGATCGGCCCTGGTGACTTTCAAGCTCTTCTTTGCAAGCCTGGTTTGTAATCTCACAATTGATACCTTGGCAATCAGGGCAACCTTTACAATCTGAAGGATGAACAACTTCGTCATATTTAACTGGGCTATCTTCAGGAAGTTGCTTATTCAATTCTACAGCATTCGCAGCTCGTTCAGCTTCTTCCCGCTCACGTTTAGCCTGTTCTTCAGATTGAGCCTTGGCACGTTCTTCCTTGCGGATACGTTCACGCTCTGCCTCTGCTTTGGCCTCAGCTTCACGCTGAGCCTTCGCCTCTTCTTCTTTTTGAATGCGCTGGCGTTCAGCTTCAAGGCGCTCTTCTTCAGCTTGCTTGTGATCAGCAATGCGTGATTTGATTATTGCCTGAAATGGTTCAGTGTCCTGGTTAACCAACTGCTGATCATCAGAGAATAAAAATTTGTAATCCGCTGCATGATCACGAAGGTATTGAAGGTTAGGAACAACACGATCCATTACCTGATTAATTTCAACCTTCCACTTAGCCAGCTCTTCAGATACCGAATTGGTTAAGCTTTCAATGGTGCGCTTGTTCTTCATTGCGCCAGTCCAATCAGGACGAATCTCACCCATGATTGACATAAGGCCCATAGGTGAAATTTTACCGTTAGCCTCTTGGATATGGTTAAGAAGGTCGTTGTTTGCTTCAGTCCAAATAGCTTGCTTCTTGGCTTCCTTGGCCTGTTTAACTTGCTTCTCGCCGTGGCTTTGCATTTGCTGAAGAACACCATCCATTTCTTGAGCGATTTCTTCAAACTGTGAGTAGCTAACAAACTCGCCGCGAACCTTGGCGATCATATCTTTTAGCCCGGCGCGAGCCTTCTTAACATCTTTGTTAAGCTGGTCCTTGTCGGCGAAGTCCTGGTCTGTTTCCAGTACCTTGCTCATTTCTTCGCTGGCCATTGTCTTGATTTGGTCAAGACACATAGCAATGTTAGTAGTGATCTCTGTACCTGTTACGCTGTATGAAATAGCTGGTAGGCTAGTTTTTTCAGCAACAACAACTTCTTTCTTAGCTTCCATTTCAAAAGACTCGAGATCTTTATTGAACTGTTTCCAGCCAGCGATTAACTGTTCACGGCGTTCAGGAATTGAAATGTAGTGCATGTATTCGCGCTTATCTGCTGTGCCGTCTGAAGTCATAAACAAAGCGTTTTCAGCGCCGGATACAAGAAGCTGGTGTTCTAACTGCCAGTAGTGAGTATCTTCAAGCACGTTATTGCGAACATTTTCAGCAAGCGTTTCATTCCAAAGCTTGTGCTCGAATACCATTTGCTGATCTTCTGATAGACCATCCAGTGAAGCGAGCAGCTTTAAGCCGTCAATCTCTATGCCACCAACAACCGGAGCGAATGACTCAAGCATATCTACCTCAAGAAGATCGCGAGCTGCGTCTTCTGCTGCGTGGCCCTTATCGAAAAGCGCTTGTTTAGCCGGAGTGATTTTCTCCTTAACACCAAACTTCTTTTCTTTCATTAGTTGAGTACGGCTTTTGTACTTGCTTGCGCCCATCATTGCCGAAGCATCAGAAGCGGTTAGGTGAGTGTCACGAAGTTCGTGCCATTCCGGTGTACCTTGTTCTACTTTGAATAATTGCATTCTACTTTCCTACTTGTTGTAATTTTGAGTATTGGTCTTGACTAAGGATAATGTTCTTCTTAGTCAAGAATTGGTGTAGCGAGTCAACTGTGTGCTTGCCGTCAGTTATTTTTTTAGACCAGGCCGGGAAGTTCTTATTAAACTCTTCATCCGGGTAGCAGTTAACAACTTGCTGATCTTGCTCCTGGTATTCAGGTGCGCCGCCGTCATCATCTTCACCGCCGACAATAATCCCTAAGATACCTGTCAACGTGTAACGGCGTAGGTAAGTGATAGCTGAAGCGGTTGCTTTAAGCGCATCCTTGCCGCCACTAATATCAGGCTGGGATTGAAGATCAGTATGTTCAGAGTGACCGCCTTTATGGGTAACGATACATCGAACAGTGATCCAGCCATTCTCTTGCTTTTGCGTGAACCGGTATGAAAGCCCGGCTTCTTCAAGTGCTGGCTTAATTGCGTGAGCAATATCTTCAATCTTCGCGTAGTCGTAGTAAGTGCGACCTTTTGAAGTTGTGTAATCAACAATGCCGTTCTTCTCGATTACAGGAAGAATACTCTGGAACTTAGACATTGCAGAGTCATATTCCTTCTTGGCAATGCGATCTTCAAATCGCTCTTGCAAGTCCATTAGCTTTTCAAGCTGTGCAATATCAGCACCTTTCTCAACTGCTGTTTGAATCAGGCCCATGTACTGCTGTTGCTGGATAGCTACAGGGTGAATAATTTCGCCCTGGTCTTGAGTTACTAATTCGCCGTTACTCATTTAAGCCACCAATTAACTGAAGCTGTTCAGCGTTAAGTTCAGTCTTCTCAGACCATGAATGAATAACCTTTGCAATTTCTAATTGCTCGTTATGGTCATTCCAGTAAATAAGCGCATCGTTTACAGTGTGGATGCCGCCCTCTTGGATAATCCCAAGTAGATCTTCATCAACAACGATAGCTTGATTGATTGCTTCAAGATCCGCTTCAGCCTTACCAAGCTCATCATTAAGACGTTGAATCTCTGCCGACTTTACGGCGAACGCTTCTACAAGAGCGCCTTTGTTTTCGATTTTCATGTTATTCACCTTCTACTTTTGAACAAACAATGTCATCACGGTAAGCAGGCCAGTTACCAGCTTCAACCATATCGCAATAGTGTGCTTCCTGGTTTACTGCGTCTTCATAGTCCATTTGACCTACAAGACCGAAAAGCGCCACCGCTGCTATTACTGCTAAAACCTTCATACTTGCCTTCTTCATGTTGCATCTCCGTGTTGATGTAAGAACTATAACCGCTTAATTTCACTTCCGCAAGATTTATTTTCACTTTTTTCTGTACTTTTTAAGTTTGGCCATATATATTAAGCTCATCAACACAGTAAAGGAGTTAACCAGAATGAACCTAAGTAAGTCTCTAAGACTCGCTATCGCAAACAAAGGCATTAAGCATAAAGATCTTGCTAATGCTTTAGGAACAAGCAGCCAGCAGATTTCTAACTGGCTTAAAAGCGGCTCTATCAAACAATCAAGCATTGTTGATATTGCAAAATTCTTTGAAATGCCAGTGAGTGAGTTCATTGCGCTTGGTGAGGGTGATTAGCTTATGCACTATTACCAATTCAATATTGGTGACTATGCTAAGGCTACTCGTCATTTGAGTAATACCGAAGATTTAGCTTATAGACGGCTTATCGATCTGTACTACGACAAAGAGCAACCTCTTATTAAAGACGTTTCTAAGCTGTCCAGGCTTATCAATATGAGAGAAAACCACGAGGAAATTAAAACCGTCCTTGAGGATTTCTTTACAGAAACGGAAGAAGGTTATCAGCAAAGTCGCATTGATTCAGAAATTGCGAATTATCACGCAAAGGCAGACGCAGCAAGGGCTAACGGCAAAAAGGGAGGGCGACCAAAAAAAGCCAAAGCTAACCCAGACGAAACCGAAGGCAAAGCTAAAAAAACCAAGTCGGTTAATTTAGCTAACCCAGACGAAACCGAAGGCAAAGCTAAAAAAAGCGAATCGAAAGCTAACCATAAACCAATAACCAATAACCAAGAACCATTAACCAGTAACCAATTAGAAAAACCTATGTCAGCTAAAGCTAACCCGGCTTTCGACTTGTTCAAATACTGGTGTGACGTTATGGGTAAAAATCTTTCTACCAGCAAGCTAACCGCTAAACGCGATAAAGCTATCAAGGCCAGGTTGAAAGAAGGTTATACGGTTGATCAGATTAAACAGGCTATTGATGGTTGTCGTAATGATCCGTTTTCAATGGGTCAGAACGACAGACAGAAACCTTTTAACGATATTGAGCTGATATGTAGAACAGGCGAAAAGCTCGAAAGCTTCATGGAGACAATTGGCAATGAAAAAATTATCAATGGACAATCTACACCGGGCCGTAAACTCTCAGCGCTCGAACGACAGCAATTGCGACTTCAAGAGAAGTACGGAAACGAACCAGGACAGCCAAGCGGCGGATTGGGTATGGCTGAAGATGGTCGAGATCTACGGGGAACAGTGGGTCAGGGAGAATGGCGAGGAACCGTCATTGATGTGGAAGATAGCCCTGAATAAACAGACTATCGAAAGCGTTAAGAATGGGATTGCTCAAACTGTTAAAGCTGGAATTACCTGGCCGCCAAACTTGCCTAAGTTCATTGAGCTCTGCGAAGGCGTTGAAGATGCTACCGAATCCTTTGACCGCTTCATTGACAAGAAAGAACCTCTTGATCATGCAGAGCTGTTAACCAGGCAGAAAGTAGGCTTTCAGTGTCGAACTCAGTTACCTGAAGACAAGGCTCGTAAACTTTGGGCTGAAACTATCAGCAAGATAAGAACAAAGATTGCTAACGGTGAAATTATCTCACCGGACCCGAAGGCCAAGCGAATCGAAACACCGGAGAAGATGAAAGAAACGCTTACACCGGAACAGCACAACCAACAGCTTGACCGCCAGATTGACGAGTTTCTTGCTAAAGGGATTAAGTTGATTGGTCCATTTAAAACCAGATATGAGGAACGAAAGAATGATTCACGTAGTTAGCTTCAGCGGTGGAAGAACATCCGCTTATCTTGTCCACCTAATGGAACAGAAGCGCAAGCTTGAAGGTTGTGATGTGAAATACTTGTTCATGGATACCGGAGCTGAGCACCCTAAGACCTATGAGTTTATCAGGAATGTAGTTAATCACTTTGAAATTGACCTGATATGCCTTCGCACTAAGTTTAATCCTGATCTTGGAAAAGCTAACTCTTTTGATGTTATTGATATTGATGAATGCAAACCAGATCTGAAGCCTTGGGTTGATATGCTATCGAAGTACGGAACGCCGTATAACCCTGGAGGAGCTTTTTGCACCGACAGAATGAAACTTGTGCCATTTAAAAAGTATTGCGATCAGAACTTTGGTAAGGGGAACTACAAAACATGGCTAGGAATTCGAGCCGATGAACCAAAACGATTAAAGCCACGCGAAGATGCTGAGTATCTAGCTTCAATTTCTGACTTCGAAAAAGAAGACGTTCTTGACTGGTGGAAAGAGCAGCCATTTGATCTTGAAATTCCTGAACACCTTGGAAATTGCGTTTTCTGTATAAAAAAAGGAATCAACAAAGTTGCTTTGGCGATCAAGGACGAGCCAATACTTGCCAAGCAGTTTCAAGCAGTTTTAGAAGGGGATTCCGTCAGGACTGTAGAAAAAAGAAAATCACCAAGCTTAGAAATGTATCGAGGCAGAAATACATTCGGTGGAGTTATTCAAATGTTTGACGACATTGATAGGAATGACCTTGCCGATCAGATTAGAGGCGCGAAAAGAAACGACAGTGGATCGTGCTCTGAGTCGTGTGAGGTTTTTAACGATGAATCAATTGCCACTGAAGAAATGAAAAGAGAAGTTGAACAGGAAGCAAGGCAAGTTAAAAAGAAAAGCATGGGAGACCTATGGCGCACACCGCCAGAAGTGTTTAACACTCTAAACCGTGAGTTTAACTTCATCGCTGATATGGCGTCTAGCAAACATAATGCCTTGTGCGAAACGTTCTTTACAGAAGCGGAAGACTCGCTTTCTTTTGATTGGAAATACACAATTGAGTGCGTTATGGGGCATGACTTACCAAATGGCGCTCACTATGTCTGGTTAAATTGCCCGTATAGCAATCCTATGCCTTGGGTGAAGAAAGCGCTTGAAGCTCAAGCTGGTGGGCTTGGTGTTGTTATGCTGCTTAACGATGACACTAGCGTTGGTTGGTTTGCTGAAGCCTTGAAAGGTGTTAGCGAGATCCGGCACATAGTTGCCGATGCTACACCGGAAGGTAAGCGCGAGTATTCAACAGGTCGAATTGCCTTCTTAGATGGTGAAGGTAAACCGATACCAGGAAATAACAAGCCTCAGTTTGTACTTGTGTTTAATCCATTCAAGATAGGCGCACAGGTAACGAGCTATGTTAAGAAGTCCGAATTATACGGAGCATAAAAAAAGCCCTAACCAATACGGCTAGGGCAGTTCAAAGTAGAAAAGGAAGTAATAACATGCAATACACAAAAACGGTGACACTGGATATTAACGGTTCAGAAGTAGAGGCTGAACTTACGTTTAATCATACACCATTTTCACCAGGTTTCTATAGTGGGACACCAGAAGATTGTTATCCATGCGAGCCTGAAGAGTACGAACTCATTAAGTTAGTGGCTGAAGATAATGATTGCTCTTGGTTGCTGAAGCATATCGGTGACAGCCTAATTGATCAGCTAGGTGAAGACGATGAAAGTTGAAATGATAAAGCAGCCTGGCGGTGTTCTTTGCCCGGCTTCAGATATGGAGCTGGAAAAGCTTAATAAATTCAAAACGGGCGAGCATTACACCATTGAAATTAAGCTAACCAGAAACCCAAAGTTTCACCGTAAAGTTTTCGCCTTCTTCAATTTTTGCTTTAACTATTGGAAAGGTGATAACGAATTTCAAAGCGAGACTAAGCAGTTTGATGTTTTCCGTAATCACTTAACTGTACTGGCAGGGTTCTATGATCAGCATGTTAGCATTCATGGTGGCGTTAGAGTTGAAGCTAAATCACTTTCGTTCTCTTCAATGTCACAAGAAGAGTTCGAACATTGCTACAGCTCTTTGATTAATGCCGCTATGAAGCACATATTCAAGACAGCAGACCAAAGCACTTACAACCAGTTGCTAAGTTTCTTTTGAGTTGTATACTTGTGTTGCGCCTAGGTTTAGCGGCTGAACGTGGATTTATCACCCACTGGCGCAACAACTCAAGATAAAACCTAACTGATAAAGAGGTTAACCATGATTACTCAATCCGAACTTCAAGAACTATTACACTATTGCCCTGATAGCGGCTTATTCACTAGATTAAAAACAACCGGACCAAAAGCAAAGAAAGGCGACAGTCCTGGTTATATTATGAATAATGGTCGCGGCAAGCGCTACTTAGTCATAAGGGTTAAGTGTAAGAAATATCTAGCCCACCGACTGGCATTTATGTATGTCGAGGGTTACTTTCCTGGAGAAGTAGACCACGTAAATGGTAATGGACTTGATAATAGATTTTCCAACCTAAGACCAGTAACTAGATCTGAAAACAGCAAAAACCACAGATTAAGATCTGATAATAAAACTGGCGTCACTGGTGTCACCTTTCTTGAGAAGCATAGTATTTATATTGCAACACTTACATGCAATAAAAAAATCTATCGCTTAGGATGCTTTAAAACATTATTTGAAGCGGCTTGCGCTAGAAAGTCAAAAGAGATTGAGCTTTCTTTCCATAAAAACCACGGAAGTGTAAGGCCTCTATAATGAACTCAAAACTTAAATGCACTTTTTGTAAAGAACGCTTCAGACCTGAAGAGGTTGAAGGCAAGCGAACACCGTCGGGGTGGTTTTGCTCAATTAACCATGCTATTGAGCATTCTCGCGCAGTCAGAGAGCGACAAAACAAAAAAGCCATACAATCACAAGCCAAAAAAGAAAAGGCTAACAGTAAGGCAAATAGAGCGCTTAAAGATAACGATAGAAAGCACCAATTCAAGCTTACCAAAGAAGTGATCCAGAAGTGGGTTAACCATGTTCGTGATTCTGAATTCGGCTGTATCAGTTGCGGCACAAAAAAACCAACCATTCTATATTCAGGCGGCCACTACCGAACAGCAGGAGGAAACCCAGAGATCGCGCTTGAATCAAAGAACATTCACAAGCAATGCCTATTTAACTGCAACAAGAATAAGTCAGGCAATATCAACGGTGATAAGCACTCTATTGGTTTTAAGCAGGGTTTAATCGAAAGGTACGGAGAAGAGTATGTTGACTGGCTTGATAGTCATCACGAATCAAACCGCCTTGACTGCGATCAGCTTAGAGAGCTTCGCGCCTACTACAACCGACTAATCAGAGAAAAGAAAAAGACCGATGAAGATCGGCCTTTCTTTTAATATTAAAAATTACAATAGATAAGCCCTATTAAGGGCTTATTTTATTAACAAACTTGTATAGTTATATTTGCTCCCACGAAATGACAGAATTAGCTAGAAGTTTAGCAGGGTTTCCTGATGCGAAATGCCTAATAACAAAACGAACCTCATCACCAGGCAATAGTTGAAATGTCTCTTCTATTGAAAATGGCTTCTGATCGTTCACAGTTGGGTTCTGAACGGGCCGCGTAATACCTTCAGATGGCTCACCGGAAGGCCTTGTTGCATTTTGTATCAACACATAGCCGAACTGATCGCCCTCAAGCATTCCGCTAAAGGTGAACCGGTAGCGACCACCAGTTTTACATATAAACCTCGGAGCAGAATAACGATCAAAAATATCTTGATAGTCATTTGTTGGTGTGTCCATTGAGGGTTCTGTGCTTGAATCGCTAGGAAGCGTTATGTCAGCAGAATTATAGAACGAACCAAAATCCCTATCGTAATCTGATGTGAATTTTACCGCTGGGTAGTCTCTAGGCGGCGTCCCTTCAACTGTGACGTGATTGCCGAATATCTCAACAACCCTAGTTTGCCTTACTGCTTTATCGGCAGATTGCCCAATTACAATATCACACGCATCAACAAGGCGAGCACCAAGGTAGGTTGTTACTCCGCCTCTTAATATTTCAGACAGGAACGCACAATTATTAAATGTTGCGTTTGCTGATCTGATTTCAATCATTCCGAGAACACCAAAATCAGAGACGCTAGTTTGTCCAGTATCGTTTATTGCACCTTCAACTGTCCCACCTTGAAGAATACAACTATTAAACGAACATCCATATCTTTCAACATCACCACCAACAACACCGTTGACTCTTAGTATTCCTCCAAACCCATTTTCACAACCGCAACCTGTGAATGCTTGACTGATACCGCCAACGTCATAAGCAAAGCTACCAACACCCCAATGATCGCAAGCAAGTGAATTGAAGTTTGAGTAAATGGTTTTTAACTCCCAGCCTTCATCACACCATGCCGCTCCGCATGATTTCATTGTTAGCGATGTGCCTCCTGGGATTTTCGCAGGTTTTACACAATCAAAAACTCGAACGTTAGATATTTCAGAAGTGTAAGTTCTAAAATATAAACAATGATTAATTCCCTCTGCGTATATATCGTCAATTTTTATTTGCGCTACTTCCTTACCATATATGCCGTGAATCTGCTTTTTGTACGGCGTATCTCTAGCATAAAATCCAATTCCAATAAATGTGTAATACCAAGCAGCAGCGCCAGCACCGTCTTGGCTATAACCGATGTTATCAAGATTTACACCACCTACACCTGGATTGCCCACACCAGTAACTCTTCTCTGTGCAACTTGGATAACCGCAGGATTTGCTTGGTAATCTGCGAAGTCAGGTAAAGACTGCCATTCTGAAGGATATACAAACCCAGACATATCAGAAGATACAATGAATTGCGTAGCCATTGATCCATCACCAACAAATTGAACCCCATCTTTTTGATAAAAAAGAATCGGATCTTCAATGAAATATTGGGATGATGGTGCGTAAGCTCTACCTGTTGCTCTTGGCTTTCTTGGATTTGAGCCTGCAACATTTTCAATATAATTGACACAAGCCTGAATTTTTGGGCTGTCATTTGTCCCTTCTCCGCCTCCTGCGCCCCAAGCTTTAATGTTATAAGGAGTTCTTAAATTTTGCTGAAGCTGAAGACCAAGCGTCGGAAGGTCGATATATTTACCGCCGTCATGCGTCCCCGTCCCAGAAGCCACCACTTTAAAAAATAACCTTCCAGAATTATGCCCTGAAGCATAATCTTCAACTGAAACAAGATTACCTTCCTGTACAGTAAAGCTACCTTCAATTGCGTTTGATGCGTCAATATCAGCAATTGTTTCAAATGAATAGCTAGAAACGCCGCCAAGGTCTTTATTGTTAAATGCTGAGTTTTCTCCAACAATAGAAACGCAAACTTCCTCTAAGTTTACATTAATTATGCTCTGGTCAATTATTACTGTTGTCTCTCCACCAGCGTATGATGAATCAACAATTCTCGCGTAAGAATAACTAACCGTTCCATCGTTAAGCCTTATCTTTCTTTGTTTTTCAAATACTGAAACAAAGTTTCCTGTCACTTTAAATGTTGTTGGGCTTACATATGTTGCCGACATACAGTTAACCCATTCGTCAGCCATGTTTGACGAAACAGGATCGGCGCTCCATATTTCATTTTCATCACTATCTTTAAGGACCATTTTATACTGCCCTGAAAGATAAACATTTGCGTAACCCTCGCCATTTAAAATCACTGGATTTGAATTTTCTACAATCTGATCTTCAGATTGATAAGTTGACTTAGGTATATTTGTTCTAGCCTGGTAAGTGTATAGCTTACCAGAAGCTAAAGGCTTACCGTTTCTGTCCCAAGCGTAAAACTTAGGCCCTATCATTGCGACTGCCATGTTATTTCTCCTGTTTCGCTTCTCGTTTGGCCTTTTGTAGAGCCTGATTAGCTTGTTGATAATACGTTTCAAATGCCTTATTGCGAGCAATCCATAACTTATCCATTTGCTCACGCTTTTCTTTACCAGACAGATTTTTGTCATATTTAATTTTCAGCTCTGCGGTTTTGATACCTTCCTTACCATACATTAGCTTAATTAATTGATTCATAGAATCATTCAGGCCAAACAGAACTTCTTTCTCTTTTCCAGAAAGACCATAAAACTTGTCATCCTTAAATTTACCAGTTCCACCTTGCCCTTTGATTTGTCGTCGAACATCAACGGTTTGTTTAAAGGTTGAAACTATTTTATCAGACTGTTCTTTTAGGTTGAAAAACTTCTCCATGTTTGCAGTGGCCGGGCGAACGTCAGGAGTAAGGAAGCGGCGCAAGAATACATTTTCTGATAACTTGCGATCCGGTTTTTCTCCAAACTTCGATTCATCCCAAAGAAGATGATCTGTTCCAGCCATTAAGTAACCGCCAAGATAGCCAGTGTAAGCCTTGAACATGTGCTCAGCCTTGATAGGGCTAACCCCTAAAGCCTCACCCATGCGAACAAAGGTTTCACTTGTGTTTGATGTGTACTGTTCAGGCGCTTCAACATCTGAAAGAGACTGCGGCACCACTGGCGCACCAGTCCATTTCTCATTTCGAACCAAGTCCCACCATCCTGTCATCATTGCCGGAGTTCCATCAATGCCGTACATCTGCGTCATGGTCCACAACATACCATCAGCAAACTCTTTGCCCTTGTCATCCTCTACATATTTTGCAAATAGTTCAGGCATCGTTGCATAAACAAAACCAACATCATAAGGACGAGGAATTTTAACGAACTGACCGTCACCGATTTTAATATGCCAGTTAGTTCTTTTTTCGTAATCCGGTATTGCTTTGTAATCTTCGTCATCTTTATTCACCAAATAAAGGATCAGAGTCGGCACCGTAATACCAAGAAACGCCTTCATAGCCATGCCTGTAGGGTTTCCGTCATAAAGCTTACTCACTGCCGCTTCCCTGAAGACTCGATCCTGTGATTGAACCATCGCGTTTAGGAACGGAACTGTGCGAATGTAGCCAGTCAAGAACCTGTTAGCACCAAGAACACTAAAGTCAGTTGAGATTTCTCTCGCATCAAAACCAGCGTCCATATCAGACTTCATATTTTTCTTGGCAAGTCTGTATTCACCAATTCGAGTGCCATATTCAAAGGCACTAGCTAAGTTATCAATGCTGCTTAGTAATCTTTCAGGCCCAGTCATAACACCAAATTCATCAAGCTTAACTCTTCGTCTTGCCTGGCTATCACGAGTCGCACCTTCCAAACGGCTAGAGTGACCGCCACCGGAGCGAATAAAATCCTGGTAATATTTGTCTTTAGCTAAAAACGAATACATACCCTGGAACGAGCTGATAAAAGGCTTGAAGTTGTTCTTGCTAAGGAATGTCGCGCCAACCGTATCACGCACCAGGTTAGCCCCTGTGAACTCAATCCCTAGCGTAATTGTACGGGTAAAGAAGTTCTTAACACCGAACATCACATTCATAAACGAGCTATAACTTTCAGGGTTCATTGACATAAGCATTTCTTGAAGTAGTGGATCTTGCACTTCGTAATACTTAGGCTTGCCATTGATGATCACTGAATCAACGATATTACCCGACTCATTAACGCGAGGCGCAACGCCGTGTTGCCAGAAAGTAAGCAGCTCTTTACTAGCCAAATCAAGATCACCTTCTATCTCAATCCCGTTAGCCTCAAGCACCTTGCTGATCTTCGCTTGCATTTCATCAGCGTAGACCTGAACAGGTTTAGAGTCCGGCGCTATCTTGGTTGCAAAAATTGCCCCGTCTTTATGCCCTGAAATGTATTGATAAAGTCGCTGCTTAGCTCGGTTGTTTAATGCCGATCGGACGTTTGCCGTTATGCCGTCTTGAATGTTTACTAAAATATCATTCAGGTTAGCGGTGCCACCTTTAAGCTTTTGGAATCCAGCACTAGCCGAACCTTTACCACCAGCAAGCTGATCACGGATACGGTTGAAAGGTACATAGTCCTTGTTCATTGACTGCATTGTTTTACGGCCTTCAGGCGTAATCATTCCGGCCTCTTCGTAAAAGTCCATCATGCGATCATTAAACTGTTGGTATTCTTTCTGGATAGATTCAAACACCGGGTAATCTTTACCAAGGCGAGCCCATTCTTTAGCGGTTTCTTTAGGGATCAGGTTTTCACGCTTCTGGCGGTGAAGCTCTAACGCCCGGCGCCCGGCAAAGTAACGCATTAGCAAATCAATCTTCTGATCGCCTTCATGCTCAGGCTTTAGTTTGATTGTTTTTACTGGCTCCATCACTTCATGCAAGCTTTTACCGCTACGCTTCAGATCGCCTTTCTCGTCAAACTGTACGGTGCCATAGTTAAGAATGTAATCAGAAATACCTTCCGCACCACCATTAGCAATCCTGAATTGTTTCCAGGCTGACTCTTCAACGGTGCCAATTTTACGGGTTAGCTCTTGTTCAATCTTTCTAGCTGCATGGAAACGGTCAATAACTTGCTGACGAATACGCGAGTCACGGCGATAAGCCCACTCGTTAAAGCGCTGCTTAAATGAAACGTCTTGACCAATTAGCGCTTGGCCTAACTTATCAGGACCTTGGAAGTAGAACTTGTGCATTAGGTCCTACATATCACGCATAGGATTAAGCAGCTTACGATCACGCGCTAACTCATTGGTAAACGCATCATAGAACTTAGGCGCTCTTAATTGCGCTTCATTGGCATTCGTTAGCCATAGGCGCACAAACTCAGCGAAACCTTCAATTTTTTCAATCTTCGGATCAGCATCGGTATAACTAAGAGCGGCCACTTCACTAGAATACTTCGGATCTTTATAAAGTTTCTGGAAGTTAGGCAGAGTGATATTTGAATACACATCAAGATAGTGGGCCATTTCATGCGCCAACACTTCAACGTCATTCTTGCGGCGCGTTCTGATTTCGCCAACGTTAGGACGATAGAAACCTTCAGCAGACTTACCTTTGATTTTCCCAAAGTAAATACGGCGGCCAGTGATCTTAATCAGCTTGCTCATGATCGGCTCAATGCGTTGCGGCGCATCAGGTATCTTTAACTTGCGGCCTTCAATGGTTACAAAGTCACGGCGCTCAGGTATCCCGGTTGAACGGAACATGCCAATGAAGTTATGACCAGGCGCATGAAATACACGCTCACCGTCTTTCGGTGTAGGTGAAACTTTACTGTCATCCTTCTTGTAGTTAAGCGTGTTGGTGTCGTTTTTCTCAATCGTCACCATTACAGTGTTAACGCCAGTCGAACGCTCTGAACCTTTAAAGCTTCCTTCAGGTAAGTCTTCAATGTAACTGCCAGCATCATCAAGCCACTCACGGAACTCAACAGCCTTCTTGCGCGAGTTCTTCACTCCGGCACCCATGATAGCCACAAGTTTTCCACCAGGTTTTAACAGGTCATAAGCATGTTTTACATGGTCAATATCCTGGAAGTTCTCAAACGGTGGATTCATCACAATGCGGTCATACTGCTTGCCGGAGTATTCAAGGAAGTCATTACCAACAACGTTATAGCCTTTCACTTCAAGTAATGAAGCAAGTGAAGTGTTGTATTCAACAACATCAAGCGAGGCATCCGGCGCGGAAACCATGATCTGATCTGCAATGTTGCCTTTACCAGCGGAAGGCTCTAAAACCTCATGCCCTGGTTTAATGTCTGCATAGTCAATCATCTGATCTACTAATGGCGTAGGCGTAGGAAAGAAGCCTTCAATCTTCTTCCCAACCAAATCACGCTCAAGCTTTTTAACTGGGTCTTCTTGTCGCTTAGCCACTCGAAGAGAATCAAGCTCACGAATAGCGGCACGTAACTGCTCACCAGTAGAGATCCCTAACTTGCCTAATCGGTTTAAAGTGGCAACCTGATCCGGTAGCCAGCTAAGAGAATAAGCTTCAAGTAATCCGGCTTTATTGGCTGCCATGATCTTGTCAGCTTGCTCTTTCGTAAGCTTACGAAGTGAATCACGCTTACCTTTTGGAAGCTTGCGAAGTTCAGCGGATAGGCGAGCATAACCGCGCTTACCTTTTAAGGTGTCGGCCACACGTTCAATAACGCCGCTATCAAGCTCGATACCAGGGAAATCAACACGGTTAATGTAGTCGTCAACCGTCACACCTTCTTTAAGTGGTCGGCTAATTGAGTACCCATCAAACGAACCTTGTTCATAAAGTTCATTAGGGATTGCACGTTTCTGGATAGTGATCAGCTCTTCAAGCTGTGTAACCTGGCTCATTTGGCCCAGGTGTTTAACTTCACCTTCCTGAAGCTTGATCGCGATATTGCGAACCGTCTTAGCTAAAGCTAGTTGCTTCTCAGCTCTCTCAGTGGCGTTAGCAGCCATTGAAGCGCGTCTTGCTGTGTTAGCTTGTCTTGGTCGATTAATCTCTTCTGTGGCCTTGGCCTCCATCTTTTCAGCCATGTTTAGAAGCTTGTCAGCGTTCTTTGACTGTTTAACTTCAGCTTTAGCTTCTGCAAAGTCGCTTTTATCCACATCTTTGCCAGATAGCAACTGCTCAAACTGATCAGCTGCTTCAACCGTTTTAAATTGAAAGCCTGGTATCGCGTCACCTTTTGAGTAAGAAGAGTAATAGCCGCCTAACTGCTTAGCCTTTCCGCTTAGCTCTCTGAATTGTTCTTTAGGTACACGGCCAACCATTTTAACTACAAACAGATCCGCACCTGTTTTAGTGTGTTTGGTTTGCGCTCGCTCAGTGGTTACGGCTTCTGCTTCAGCCTTTACAACATCAGGCTTAACTTCAGCCATTGATTCAGCAACAAGCTCGTCATAAGCGGCCAGTTGTTCAGGGCTCATTTTGTCTTTACCACGAACACGGATGAACTCTTTAAACTCTGGCAAGGTTTCAGGGTTAGATAGTGATTTTACAAACTCGTCTTTACGCTGCTTGATTTGAGCGCGGTATTCACGTTGCTTTTCATAAGCTGCGTCAACATCTGCTTGAGTCTGCTTATTAATCTTCTCCATCATTTGTTGTTCGTAGGTTTTAGAGCCGCCGAAGATGGTAAAAGTAGCATCGCCCATAACGTGGGCCGCAAGCATTGACTCATACGCACTCTTAACCATTTGAGGCTTTTTAAGATCAGAGCGTGGCGAGTGAGTTATTTGCTGAAGCATTGCCTTGGTGAACTTGCGATCACTCATCTTGGCAATGATAGCGTCTTTGTTTTTAACCAGGCTTTCGGCATCGGCTTTAATCTCGCCAACAGTAGCGGTTTGATTGGCTACCGACTCCATGAAAGAACGATAAGCTTGTGCTGGATCAGTGGCGTAGTCTGGTTTAGGTGCTGGCACTTTATCAGCATCAGTTAAACCTTTGCCTTTCTTCTTGCTAACAGACTCGACAACTTCAGACATTGGCTTGGTTGGTTTTTTAACTGGCTCCGGTTTATCAGCTTTAACGATAGAACCAAAGTCATGCCATACGCCTTTAATCTTGGCTTGCTGCTTAGCTTGAGAAATGCCTTCAATTTCGCCACCATCAAAGAAGGTGCCTTTGCTATCACTCTTTACTGCCTTGGCATATTCACCGCGAGTAAATGACTGCTCAGCCGGACCGCCTTCACTGTCTTTAGCGTTCCAGTTGGTAAAGGTATCTTTCTCTTTAGGTGAAGGTTTCGCCGCTGGCTCTGGTGTTGGTGCCTTAGCTTCTTCCGTGATCGCTGGCTTCTCATCAGTTACCGCCTTTTCAGGTTGAGCTTTAAGCTCTTGGGTTAACTTAGGGTTAGTATGCCAGTTTTGCCAATCACGTTTTTGCTCTTTCAGTTCAGCAATACGGGCCTTGATAGCTTCAGGGTTTTTAACGTCAACGCCTTCTTTAGCGGCTAACTCTGGTCGCTTAGCTGCGCCCTGTACCGCCGACAAAGTTTTTTGAATTTCGCTTTGCTTCTTAACCGCTGCTTTCGCCAGGTTTTCAGCTTCGACCATTGCGGAATCATCAAAGCCAAACAGATCACCGCTTTGCTGCGCGGTTTCGTCAGTCATGGTTTTAACGGCTTTAACCATGTTCTCAGCAACGGCAATATTTTTGCCTTCTTGAACGGCCTTAATGCCAACAGCCTGAAGTTTCTCGTTGCGTGGTGCCGCTTCAGCTATTCGAGTAGCGGCCTCATCAGTTAGCTGATCGTTTCGGTGGCTGGTAATGAGCGCATCACTTCCTTCAGTTGCGATTGTGAAAGCCC